CAAAAGCTAATCAAACTCAAACCCCCAAACCTTTCAAAGGAAAAAGAGTCAAGTATACCTTGAGAAGCCCTAAGAAGCCCGTACAGAGCCGAAAGGGGTTTTATTAAGTCTATATCAAAAAAAGTGATTCGCCCTACTCAGTGACGCTTACATTGAGTATTCGATACTCAAAATGCCCAAAATGTCGGTTTTATTACATAAAATGACGTATTTAGACCTGGGACTGTTTACGACATGTCAAGTAAAAAAATGTCGCAAATAGAACATTTTGTAGGTATGCAATAAATGCATAGCAGCTATGCAAAAAGTGGTCTTGACGTACAGAGACTCGAATCTTGCAAAATCGAATCATGAGCTATGCAAAAAATAAATATCAGATATGCAATTTATGCAATGCTATAAGCTTAAAAAACGAATCAGGAACGAATCATGTACGAGAAAACGAATCAGAAACGAATCATGAAACTAGAACGAATCAGAAACGAATCATCAACAAAGAACGAATCAGGAACCCCTTCCTCCATTACTCACACAAGTTGAAAAAAAAAATTATTTTGTTGACCCCACCAGTGGAAATAAGGACCCCCACCAGTGGAAATATGAGTCACCCTCCATTACTCATACAAGTTGAAAATTATTTTGTTGACCCCCTCAGTGGAAATTGGTACAAACGATTCGAACAACGGAGAAATGAAATGGAAAACACAATAAAGACATGTGACTTCTGCGAGGGATCAATGATGCACAATGACAGTGTACATACAGAGTGTGGAGTTATACTTTGTGAAGATTGCGCTGATGAGAGTGTTGTCTATCAAGATGTAGGCGATGAGTATTTAATAATCTTAAGGAAAGACTAATGAGACTATATGCAAATAAATTAGGCGAGTGGGTAGGAACTCAAGCCGAAGCAAAAAAGATCGGAGCCTCGATGGTTGAGGTTCCTACTGACAAACCCAACCTATTGAAATGGCTTAATGATTTTACAGGCCACATAGATACGGCTGCAAAAGAAATAGTAGAGGAAAAGCAGGTAACGACTCCAAAATATAATCACCCTTGGACAACGATAAAAGAGTGTGCAGAGAAAGCATCCCTCAAAGATTTAGGTGTTGCTTTTAATGTTATGATCTGCAGAATGGACGAGATAGCAGATAGAGAGAAGAGTAATGACCGATGACTAAATTTTTTGGGTACAAAAACAACAGCATGGAGGGTGCTATGAAAAATCATAATCAAGATAAATATGTAATTAGTCTATACGACTATACAGGCGAAGCTTTAAAGCCTTGGGCTGAGGCAGGGTATCAGTGCCATGCCTTTGATATTCAACACGAAAACAAGGTAACTGAAACATTCGAGAGTGGAGGCACGATCAAGTATAGGTATGCTGACTTGCACGATAATCGTACCCTTAATGACATACACGCTTTCTTTTCTAATAAGGAGGTCACATTCGCTATGGCCTTCCCTGTATGTACTCACTTATCTGTCAGCGGGGCTGCCCACTTTGCAAAAAAGCGTGAAGCTAATCCCAGTTTTCAAGATGAGGCTGCAAGTTATGCCGTATGGTGTGCGAGATTGTTTAACACATTGGGTTGTCCATACTTTATAGAAAACCCTGTTAGTGTGCTGTCTACTCTATGGCGTAAACCTGACTACAGCTTCCACCCATACGAGTATGGCGGCTACATTGACCCCGAACAAGCGGAGCATCCCAAGTGGCCTGACTACATTGCACCTATGGATGCATACCCCAAGAAGACTTGCCTTTGGACAGGTGGTGGCTTTACTATGCCTGACAAGTCACCAGTGGAACCTGAGACAGGACATAGCCGACAGCACTTGAAGCTTGGCGGTAAATCTATGAAGACTAAAAACATACGCAGCGCAACGCCTCGTGGCTTTGCTCAAGCGGTGTTCAATGCTAACTGTGCAACCATGCAATCCCTGCGATATAGCAATCCAATTTGTGAAGCATTGGGAGAAAGGTTGTAATAATGCTTGACTTAATTAAACGAATCATTCATAACCCTATCAGTGGAAATAAGGAGATTAATATGACACTGAAAACTGATCTAGTAGAAGCAAAACTTCGTAGTAAACAAGGCAGATACTTTCGTATCAAGTTCGAGACTAACCAAGGTGAAGAGCGTGAGTATCTTGGTAAGGTTCAAGATATGCGAGAGAAAGCAGGGCCTTACAGTAACCTAGTTATTATGCAGCTTGCAGGCATACCCAAAGAAGCTGCTGTATATAAATCTTTCTATACAGATAGAGTTCTAGAGTTAACATGATAGGGCTTGAGTGTTTAGCAGTTGCGGTTTTCTTTGAGAGCCGCAACGAACCTATCGAAGGACAGTTTGCTGTAGCTGAGGTAGTAATGAACAGGGTCGAGAGTGACAGGTGGCCTAATGGAATTTGTGATGTTGTTTTTCAGTATAAACAATTCTCATTTACTCATGATGGTTTGTCTGATCGTATCGAGGCACACATAAAAAACTCAATCGACTGGAGGGCCGCCATAGTAGCTCGTACAGTGGCCTTAGAAGTTTACAACAGGGGAGACACATCAATCACCTCTACTCACTATCACGCAGCTTCTGTAAGGCCGTACTGGTCAAAGAAATATAACAAAGATGGTAGGGTCGGAGACCACATCTTTTACACTGCACCAAAGGGGGAATAATGCAACCTAAAAACTTACATGCACACGCTCGAATAAAGTATCATCCGACAAGAGTTCAAAACCAGTTGGAGTGTAGGCTATTCGGTAAAACATTTCGCAGTGTTGCAGCGGCTGCTAGATATTGGCAGATATCGCCAAGCTATGCTTATGAGTTGCATCATGATCATAGATATAGAGAAACTAAACCAAGGACAAAGCGATGGACAGAGACATAGAAATTATTTTAGATATGATGGGCGTTCTTCCCCCAGTAGGGGAATTAGAGGAGTTAGCTGAGGAAGTAAAGCTAGACGAGGAAGATGCCCTTCTTGCACTATCAAGGAACCCCTTCGATGAAAATGGGGAGTTATTATTTTAATGAGAGCAGCCATGATAAGACCAGTGCAAAAAATAAGGCCGATGACAAGGGAAGAGAGACAAAGAGCAAAGGAGAAAGAAAAAGCTAACACTGGAAAATGTGTCAGTTGTGGTGCGCCTACTCATAACGAGTGGTGCGATTTTTGTTTGAGGGAAGAGTGATGACAGAGCAGGAAATATTAAAACTTTGTAGGAGTCTTGCTAAGAGATATTCTGACGGTCAAGAGTATCATGACTTAGTTTCAGAGGGCGTTATCAAGTGCCTCGAAGAAGTTAAAAAAGGTAACAGAGACTATAAGAAAATTAAAAGCCATGCTCGAACGGCTATGAACGATTATTACAACCACAAAAGAAAGGTTGTTCATGTTCCAAAATCTAGTAAGGCCCACTCTACAAAATCTGACGATAGAAAGGGTGGTTGGACTTCATTAGCTCTACAAAAAGCATTGTATACCCCCTCAGTGGAAATAAGAGAGGACATGGCGCTCACTGAGTCAACAGAGACCCTTTTGGAAAGAAAACAGTTAATCGATCACATCTTTAAGGTTGCGATAAGTTGTCTCGATCAGGAGGAATGGATAATTATTAGAAAAAGATTTTGGGATGGCCTATCACAAGATAAAGTGGCAGAAGACATAGGTCACAACCAAATGTGGGTATCAAGAAAGGAAAAGTCAGCTATTGAAAAACTTTGTAACAATTTGTGATGTTTGAAACTTTTTATAAAGCCTGTATGTATATACGTTAGTATTATTCATACTTAATTATAATAAACTTAAGTAGGAAACTATGGTAGAAATAACACATCAAGAATGTCCTCACTGTGGTCACAAGGATTGCTACAGTTACAATGAGGAAAAGAATGTTTACTATTGCCACTCGTGCCAAGCGAAGGGCAAACTAAGCTCGGAGAAAATAGTGGAGATAAGAAAACCTGACCCCTCCAGTGGAAATTATGAGGCCATGCGAGGGATAAATCAACAAACTATGAAAGACTACAACGTACTAACTTACGGAGATAAACAAGAATATATTTATCCTTCAGGTGGTGTTAAGGTTCGTTGTATATCTGATAAGAAGTTCTACACCAAAGAAGGCTTTCGAGGTGATGAATTGTTCGGTATGAACCTTTACACTGCAGGCTGCTCTAAGACAGTAACAATAACCGAAGGTGAGCTAGACGCATTGTCTGTCGCTCAAATGCTTAAGAGCCAGTACATCAATCCTGTTGTGTCGCTACCATCAGCGACCCCCTCGAAGAAATTATGGGAGAACTGCTCTGACTGGTTAAACAGTTTTGAACGTATCGTGTTGTCTGTAGATAACGATGATGCAGGCAATGCTGTAGCTGACCGTGTTGCTAGGCTGTTCCCAAACAAGGTGTACCGTGTACCTCACGACAAGTATAAAGATGCGAATGATTTCTTGCAGCGTGACGCAATCCAGGAATTTAAGTCAGCTTGGTTTAAACCACAAAAGCACACACCAGAGAATGTCCTTAACAGTACAGAACAATTCTTAACTTTGTATCACGACACACCAGAACATCAGTATGTACCAACAGGCATACAAGCTTTAGATGACAAGATTTTAGGTTTAATGCAGGGACACTTTACAGTTATAAAGGCTCCGACTGGTATAGGTAAGACAGAGATTATGAGGTATCTAGAATACAACATGTTACAGAGGGACATACCGATTGCAGCTTGGCACTTAGAAGAGACAAAGCTAAGAAGCTTACTAGGTTTAGTTTCCTATCATAGGAATGACAACCTTACCCGAAGGGATCTCATAGAACAAAAACAAGCTGAAGACGATGTTGTAGAGTCTATCTCTGAGTTAACCAAAGATGAAAACTTTTATCAGTTCTATTTACCTGATGGTCAAGGCGCAGATGAACTTTGCGATCAGATACGGTTTTTCAGTCAAGCTTGTGACTGTAAGTTTGTTTTCTTTGAACCTATCCAAGATGTTGTTGTTGGCACATCTGAGGAAAGCAAAGAAGCTATGCTTGCTGATTTATCTATAAGATTGTCGAAACTTGCAGCAGAACTAAATGTAGGGATAGTTACGATTGCACATACAAATGAAAATGGTGACCCTAAGTATTGTAAGATGATAGGACAACGTGCATCCGTTATCATAGACCTGCAGCGTGACAAAGAGTCAGAAGATTATGACGAGCGCAATACAACATACATTAGCGTACAAAAGAACCGACCTTGCAGTGAGGAAGGTAGAGCAGGTAAGATGAAGTTTAACTCAGATAGCTTTACGCTTAAGGAGGTGTTATGACAGTTTTCGACATAGAGACAGATGGCTTAAACAGTACAAAAATTCATGTTGTGTCTTGGTTAGATAACAATGGCAATGTTCAGCATACGCACGACTATGAAGCCATGCGTATTTTCTTTACGGAAGCAAAAGAACTTGTTGGACATAACATCATTAGATTTGATATCCCTGCAGTGGAAAATGTGCTTGGTATAAAAGTTACAGCTAGGTTGATAGATACCCTACCTTTATCTTGGTATGTACATCATCAAAGGAACAGGCATGGCTTAGAGGGCTATGGAGAAGAGTATGGTGTACCTAAACCAAAGATCGATGACTGGCAGAGCTTAACTAAGGAAGAGTATGCACATCGGTGTAACGAAGACGTAAAGATAAACGCTAGGCTATGGAGAGACTTAAACTTTAAGTTAGATAAGCTTTACTCTAACCCTGAAGAGAAAAAGAGGTTAATCGATTACCTTACGTTTAAGCTAGAGTGTGCTGCAGAGCAGGAGGCCCTCCAGTGGAAATTAGACGTACCAAAAGCCAGTAAGTTTCTGTCTGAATGGGAAGATCTAAAGGAGCAAAAGACAATAGCTCTAGCTAAAGCTATGCCACCTAGGATTTTGACCGCACTTAGGACAAGACCTAAAGTCATGTACAAGAGGGATAAGAGTTTATCCAGTCATGGAGAGCGTTGGATAGAGCTTTGTAAGCAGCACAAGATGCCAGAAAGTGTACAGTCTCTGACTGTTAAAGTAGGAGAGGAACAGGGTAACCCTAACTCTAACGATCAAGTGAAAGACTGGCTGTATAGTTTAGGTTGGAAGCCTCGTACCTATAAATTCAAACGTGAGGACGATGGTAATGAAAGAAAGATAGAACAAATAAGAAAGGACGGTGAACTCTGTGCAAGCGTTTTGGAACTATCTGAAAAAGAGTCTAGTATTTCTCTTCTTGACGGTCTGTCTGTACTTACTCATAGAATTGGTATACTCAAGGCAATGTTATCCCACGAAAGAGGTGGTTATGTTCAGGCCACTGTCGCAGGTCTTACAAATACATTACGGTTTAAACACGCCAAACCACTGGTCAATTTACCATCAGTAGACAGGCCCTATGGTGCTGAGATAAGAAGCTGCCTTACTTCACCAGAGGGACACACTCTCTGTGGCGCTGACATGACCTCCTTAGAGGACACAACAAAAAGGCACTACATGAAGCCTTTAGATCCCGACTATGTTGCAGAAATGTCAAAACCTGGATTTGATCCCCATCTTGATTTGGCTAAACATGCAGGGGTTATAACTCAGTCTGATATAGATAAGCACAATAGCGGAGAGAGATCTTTGAAGTCCCTCCGTAAGAATTACAAAGTTGTTAACTACTCCGCAACCTATGGGGTGGGCGCAGCGAAATTAGCGAGAGAAACTGGTATGTCTAAGAGTGATGCACAAAAGCTTTTAGGTGCTTTCTGGTCTCGTAATTGGTCTATAGATAAAGTGGCAAGCACCCTATCGGTAAGGGAAGTCCTTGGTGGCATGTGGGTACAGAACCCAGTTTCTAAATTCTGGTATTCTTTAAGGTCAGATAAGGATAGGTTTAGCACTTTAAATCAAGGAACTGGAGTTTACTGTTTTGATAATTGGGTTGCCATCTGTAGGCACAACGGAATTAAAACGATAGGCCAGTTTCACGATGAGATCATTGCTCTTGTTGAGCAAGGTGAGGAACAAGAAACAAAAAAGAAAATGGAAGGAGCGATATGTAAACTTAATAAAAAGTTGAAATTAAACGTAGATTTAGGGATAGATGCACAGTTTGGAAATAATTATGCAGAAATTCACTAATTGTATGTTTGAAACCCCGAAAAAAGCCTGTATATATACCTACCAACTCTAGAAGGAGATTTCAAAATGGCTAGATACACATTAGATATGGTTCTTGAGTACGCTAAAGTTTTCCCTGAAAATGCAGACATGGGAAACCCCGATGGCCCTCGTGCCGCTCAAGAAATTCATAAGAAGGGTGGACAGTTTGCAGTCAACGCTTACTTTACTGATCAGTCTCAAATTGATAAGTTGTTGTCTGATGGCCTCGACCCGAAACCTATGAATAATGACAGGATACTAGAAGGTAAGCCTGAATATGGGATAGGGAAGTTTATGCGTATGCGTAGACCTTTTACTGACGATATTCGTGAAGACTGGACACACCCTGTTACAAAAGAGCAAGGCTACAACCTAGGTGGACCACCAGTTGTTGTTAACCTGTTAAACGGTGAGAACAAAGGGGCTTGGAAGTTAGGCTCAGATGGTGAACTTGGTAACGGAACAAAAGCTAAGGTTCAGTTTGAGACTTACTCCAATGGAGCAGGCATCAGACTATTAGGCGTAGCTGTTACAGATCTTGTGACCTATCAAAGAGATAACACTATCTCGGACGATGATAAACTGTTTATGGTCGGATAAAATGAAAATCCAGATCATTGCAGAATCAGAATCAAAAGACGATGGTTTTACAGGTAAGACTTCTTTTGAAAGGGAGGATGTTGAAAGTATAAACGATGTCTTGTGGTTGTTCAGCGAATTTCTAAATGGCGTAGGCTATACATACACTAAAGCCGTAGCTGTAGAGAGAGACGATGGAGAGATGGTCTGGAGTGACTTCTAGTGGCATATAGCAAAGTGATTATCGATGGTGATATAGTAGCCTATCGAGCAGCCTTTGCCTCAGAAGATTATCCAGAACAAGAAGCTATAATAAAAACTGATAGTTTAGTATACTACATACTAGAAGCCACAATAGGACCCTTTGCCAGTAAAAAAGATTATGAAGTTTATCTAACTGGCAAGGGGAACTTCAGATATGATATAGCCAAAACAGCGATCTATAAGGGCAATCGAGCAAAGAGAGAAAAGCCAAGATACTTACAGTTAACAAGAGGCCATTTAATAAATAACTATGGTGCTGAAGTTAGCGACAATGAAGAGGCTGACGATCTTATCGGAAAAGCAGTGACCACACATGGACCATCTTGTGTTGTTGCATCAATAGACAAAGACATGCTTCAATTGGCCTGTCATCACTTTAATATAACTAAGGGAACCAAGAAAACAGTATCTGACTTTGAAGGTCTAAAGTATTTCTACTCTCAAATTCTATCGGGGGACAGTGCAGACAACATAATAGGTTTGAATAAGGTTGGACCTATAACTGCAATGAAAATGTTAGATACCTGCAAAACTGAAAAAGAGTTATGGGACGCTTGTCTTAAGGCTTATGAAGGTGATGCAGATAGGGTTATAGAAAACGCAAGGTTACTATGGCTGAGAAGAAAGGATGAAGAAATATGGGAACCCCCAGTTCAAGTAAAGCAAAAGGGAGATTAGGACAACAAGAAGTTAGGGATGCCATACTAAAGCTCTTCTCTAACCTAGAGGCAGATGATGTTAGGTCAACAGCTATGGGTCAAAATGGAGAGGACATACAACTAAGTCCCAAAGCCAGAAAACTGTTACCTCTTTCTATTGAGGTTAAGAGAAGAAAAAATCTGCAAACAGTTTATGACTGGATGGACCAAGCTAGGCAGGGTCAATACGACCCTGTCGTTTTTTTCAGGGGTGACCGTAAAGAATGGCTTGTAATGGTTCCTATGAATGATTATCTAAATCTCATAAAAAAGAGAGGTAAGAGATGACTAACGTAGAATTGTTTAAAATATGGGGCGTTTGCAATGGCCCTTGGGAAGATCAAGACAATAACGTTTGGCTGACTTGTAAAATAGAAGAAGGAGGGGCTGTAATTAAAGATCCTCAAGACATACCCTTCGATACTTTTAACGAAGCTTATGACGTAGTGAGACACTTCCACAAACGTATAGACCCTATAGTTATGTCAGCAGACGTTTCTAACTGGTACGATGCGTAATGGGTAAAAGGAGTAACTATCAGAGGGTCCCTAGAGATTTTTATCCTACACCTATAACCGCTTTAGAGCCTCTAATACCTCACTTACCTTATACCTTCGAGTATATAGAACCTTGTGCAGGTGATGGTAGGTTGATCGATCATTTAACAGAGCTAACTGGTGGGTCTGCTCAATTACTGATAGCCTCTGACATAGACCCTAGAAGAAGCGACATTTATAAAGCAAACGCTTTACAACTAGAGGTTGATCAGTACGACCCTGAAACCTATATTATAACTAATCCACCTTGGGACAGAAGCTTGTTACATGTCATGATAGAAAAATTTATGAGGACTTGTAAGACTTGGTTACTATTTGATGCCGATTGGATGCACACTAAGCAGTCCGCTATACTAATGACATATTGCAAGAAAGTTGTAAGTGTAGGCAGAGTTAAGTGGATAGAAGGAAGTAAGGGTGTAGGAAAGGATAATTGTTGTTGGTACTTGTTTGACATAAAACACAAAGGTCCAACGGAGTTTTACGGAAGGGTTATAGAGGATATAAAATGATAAACGCAGATGACATAAGAGATATGCAAGAAGATCTAGAAAGCTACTCAAATTTTGTAGAAGATCTAATGTTAACAAAAGGTGAGGCCAGATTATATGAGAACACCTTTGGTTTGGTTGGCGAAGCAGGAGAGGTAGCTGAAAAGGTAAAGAAGCTAGTAAGGGACGGAACTCGTTATAGTGACAATGAGATACTCTTAGAGTTAGGCGATGTTTTATTTTATATCACAGCTTTAGCTAACCTCCACAATGGGGATTTAAGGAAGGTTTTAGATCTTAACATGCTAAAGCTAAACGACAGAAAACAAAGAGGGAAGTTACAAGGGTCAGGAGATAATCGATGAGCAATTTATTACCAACAGACTACCAGTCTTTCATTCATACATCACGCTATGCTCGTTGGTTAGAGGACAAGCAACGTAGAGAAACGTGGACAGAAACTGTAGAAAGATATATGAACAATGTTGTAAAGCCTGTCTTGGGCGATGATACATATGTTAAACAGATAGAAGATGCCATACTAAACTTAGAGGTTATGCCAAGCATGAGAGCCTTAATGACTGCAGGTGAGGCTTTAGACAGAGACAACACTGCAGGTTATAACTGTTCCTACCTACCAGTAGATGACCCTAAGTCTTTTGACGAGGCTATGTTTATCTTGCTATGTGGTACAGGTGTAGG